AATGTAATTACTGGTGCAGATTCTACTGCAACAGGAACACCACAATCAACTGCATCTGAAGTAGTATCACTTGCAGGTGGTTCAACAATAACATTTAATACAGGATATGCAAACCCAGAATTAGAACCTGATAGTGGTAAGATGTTATATGTTGAAAATCGTAGACCAATAGCAAGAGCTTCAGACCAAACCGAAGATATTAAAGTAATAGTGGAATTTTAAAAAATGCAAAAGACAAACTTAAATGTATCCCCATACTATGATGACTTTACAGAAAGTAAAGACTTTCATAGAGTTTTATTCAGACCAGGCTTTTCTGTTCAAGCAAGAGAGTTAACACAACTCCAAAGCATATTACAGAATCAAATTGAAAGACATGGTCGTCATGTTTTCAAAGAAGGCACATTAGTAATACCTGGCGCTATCGGTTTTACAGATGATTACTATGCTGTAAAATTACAATCACAATATCAATCAAATGATATATCAGGATACATTGACCAGTATGTCGGTAAAATTATTACTGGTACTTCATCTGGTGTAAAAGCACAAGTCATTCAAGCAGTTGCAGCTACAACAGATGACCCAATTACTTTATATGTAAAATATGTTTCAACTGGTAGTGATAATGTCACAACAGTATTTGCAGACGGAGAAAATATATCAGCAGATGATGTTATTAGTTCTTTTGGTGCAAATATTGATAGTGCAGTTTTACAAGCATCAGATGCTACTGCAACTGGCTCATCTGCAAACATTCAAGAGGGTGTTTATTTTGTTCGTGGTAATTTTGTTAGAGTTGCAGAACAAAGACTTATTTTAGACAAGTATACAAACACTCCATCTTATAGAGTTGGTTTATCAATTTCAGAAACTTTAGAAACTCCAGAAGAAGATAGTTCATTGTTAGACAATGCAGCTGGTTCTACAAATGAAAACGCAAAGGGTGCTCATAGATTAAAGATGACTTTAACTTTAGCAAAACTTGCTTTAGATTCAACTGCTGATGAAAACTTTGTTGAATTAATGAGAATTAGTAATGGTGTATTACAAGAGAAAGCAAGAAACACAGAATATTCTGTTCTTGGTGAAACTCTTGCAAGAAGAACATATGATGAATCTGGTGATTACACAGTAAAAGAATTTGGTGTTAGAATTAGAGAAACATTAAATGACGGATTAAATGATGGTGTTTACAATACAGGTATAACAACTGATAGTGGTAATACTGCATCAGATGATTTTCTAACAGTAGAATTATCGCCTGGTAAAGCATATGTTAAAGGTTACGAAATAGAAACAGTCGGCCCTACATTTATTGATGTTCCTAAACCTAGAGAAGTAGAATCTCATAATGCAGCTGTAACTCCAGTTGAAGTTGGTAATTATGTTCTTGCAACAAACATGAACAATATACCACAAATTTCACCTGAAATATCTGGACAAATAGATGATCCATATAAAGAGATTAGATTATTTGATACTTTAAATGCAGCTCAAGGTTCTTCAAACGGAACACAAATTGGTGTTGCTCGTGCAAGAGCAATCGAACATCATTCTGGTAATACAGGATCAAACTTACTTGCATCATCATCTACAACAGATACACAATTTAAGGTTTATCTTTTTGACCTTCGTATGTTTACAACTATCACTATGTCACTAGCTGCTGATTCTGGTGAATTAGATGAGGGTGATAAAGTTACAGGTGTAAATACAGGTGCATATGGATTTGTTAAATCTGCAAGTGGTACAACATTACAATTAACATCAGTTGTTGGTAATTTTTCTTCTGGAGAAAATCTTAAATCAACTGGTTCATCTAGAGCAGATGATATTATACAAAATGGTTCTACAAATATAGAAGTTGATAGTGTAGTAACACAAGACTTTAGTAAAGTAAAACAGTTATTTTCTGCTGATACTGATACTAACTTTACAGCAGATTTAGTTTTAGAAAATGAATTTTCACTTTCTGGAACACTAACTGCAACATCTGGATCATCAACTGTTAATGGTTTTGGTACATCATTCTTAACAGAGCTTCGTGTAGGAGATATTATCAATATTCCTGGCGTTGGTGATGTATTAATTGATACAATAACAGATGATGATACTTTGGACATAGTTGGAACTGCTGGTGCAACTGCAACATCAGTTCCTGTAGTAAGAAAGCGTTCAAAGATTAATGACCAGAATAGAAATATTCTTTTAAGAAAATTACAAAAGAATACTATTAAAACATTAAAGACAGAAGCTAATACTGGTCTTTCTGATACAACAGTAGTTGTAAGGAGAGGATTTACACAAGTAACAAACGCATCTGGTGAATTAACAATAACAGCAGGTGCAAATGAAACATTTAATTCAGTAACAAATACTGATTATGTTGTTGCAATTCAATCAGGTGGTGCATCTGGTGCTGGTGATATTGTTAATGTTGATAATATTACTGTTGCAGGTGCAGGTACAAACTCTTTAACTTTAACAAGTGCATCTATATTTGGAAGTACCTGTACTGTTAATGTTATTGCAACATTAACAAGAACATCTGTTAATGAAAAAACAAAAACTAGAAATCGTATGCACCTTATTGAAGTAGACAATGATGGTGTTGGTGGTGGTGTAGAGTATGGAACATCTGCACACCATAAAGATATTTCATTAGGTGTTGCTGATGTTTATAAATTACATGGTGTATTTGATTCTTTAGATACAACAGATCCTGTCTTACCTCAATGGACTGTTTCAGGTATCGTTGGAACATTTACAAAAGGTGAAAAGATTACTGGTGGTACATCTGGTGCAATTGCAACAATTATAAATCCAACATCACCAATTACTTTTATTACTTTAAATGAAACTGCATTTAGTTCTGCTGAAACAATTACTGGTGCAGAGAGTGGTGCAACTGCAACACTTGGAACATTCACAGAAGGTTCTAGAAATATTACAAATGATTTTGTTCTTGATACAGGACAAAGAGATAACTTTTACGATATTGCGAGATTAACAAGAAAACCAACTGCAACTACTCCATTAGGAAAATTACTAATTGTGTGTGATTATTTTACACACGGTGCTGGTGATTTCTTTACAGTAGATTCATATGCAGCTATTGATTATAAAGAGATACCAGTTTATAGTGCAACTCGTATTGATCCTGAAGCACCACAACCAAGTGGTGAATATGATTTAAGAGATACAGTTGATTTTAGACCAAGAGTTGCTGATATATCGTCATCAAGCACTAGCAACTATTCTAGTCAAGGTCAAACAGTATATAGAATAGATGATTACTCATTTAACTTTACATCAAGAAGTTATACAGGAAATGGTTCATCTACTGTAAACATTCCAAAAGATAATTCTAGTTTTCAGTATGACTTTGAAAACTATCTTGCAAGAATTGATTTCTTATTCTTAACACCAGAGGGTGATTTTAAAGTTATACAAGGTGCTCCTGCTGAACAACCAGAGCCACCAAAAACATTAGATACTGCTATGACATTAGCAAAAATAAATTTAAATCCATATGTGATTCAATTATCTGATGCTTCTCATACTACATTTAATAATAAACGATATACTATGAAAGACATTGGTAATCTTGAATCAAGAATTAATAATATGGAATATTATACTGCATTAAATCTTTTAGAGAAAGATGCAGAATCTTTACAGATACAAGATTCAAATGGTCTTGATAGATTCAAGTCTGGATTTTTAGTTGATAATTGTGCAGGTCACAATACTGGTGATGTTAAACACCCTGACTATCGTGTCGCAATGGATATGGAAAACAAAGAAATGCGACCAAAGTATTATATGAAGGGTATTTCATTATCAGAAGAAAACTTAACTGATGCAGATAGAACAAATGACAATTATCAAAAGACTGGTGACATTCTAACATTACCATATACACATACAGTTACTGCATCACAAGTTTATGCAACTAGAGTTGAAAACTTAAATCCAGTTTTATCATTTGCATGGACTGGTATTTGTAAACTAACACCATCAGGTGATAGTTGGTTTGAAACTGAAAGAGCTCCTGATTTAATTATTAATAAAGAAGGTAATTTTGATACTGTTCTTGCAGAGAATGTAAACTCACTTGGAACAGTTTGGAACGCATGGCAAACACAATGGACAGGATTCCATGCAACAAGTACAACGAAATTTAAAGAAAAGAGTTGGGCAAGAAGAAGGCAACAAGTTCCATATAGACCAATAATAGAAAGAAGTGTTGGAACAGAAACTGGTAGAAAAACTCGTTCAGGTATTGAAACTGCAATCGTTACTCAAATAGATTACGAATCATTAGGCGATAGAATTATTGCTCGTGCATTAATACCATTCTGTCGTGCAGTAAATATTTCATTTAGTGCAACTGGTATGAAACCTCTTACAAAAGTTTATCCTTTCTTTGATAAACAAGCAATTAGTGCATATGTTACACCTACTGGTGGTTCACTTGGTGGGGATTTAGTTACAGATGCAGCTGGTTCAGTATCAGGAACATTTGCATTACCTGATCCTAAAGTTACTGGTAATCCTAAATTTAGAACAGGAGAAAGAAACTTTAGATTGACATCTTCAGAAACTAATGTTCAAGTTCCAGACCCTGAAACATTTGCACAAGCAATTTTCTCTGCAACTGGTATTTTAAATACAATTCAAGAATCTATTGTTGCAACAAGAAATGCAAGAATTGAAGTTAGACGAGTTACAGAAAGAAGAAATGTAAATAGAAATGTAACTAGAGATAGAATCGTTGGGTGGTGGGATCCGCTAGCTCAATCATTTATGCCTCAACAAGAAGGTGGTGAGTTCTTAACTAAAGTTGATATTTTCTTCTCACAAAAAGATGATAACATTCCAGTTACTTGTCAGATTCGTGAAATGCAAAATGGTTATCCAACAACTAAAGTTGTTCCAAATGGAAGTAAAACTTTATTACCTGCTGATGTTAGTACATCTAATGATGCAACTGTAGCTACAACATTTACATTTGACGAACCAGTCTATGTGAAGAATGGTGTAGAACATTGTATTGTATTATTCACAGATTCAGTAAAATATCTTGCATGGATTTCTAGAATGGGTGAATTAGATGTTGGTGGTAGTAGATTAGTTTCAGAACAACCATATCTTGGTGTATTATTTAAATCCCAGAATAACACAACATGGAGTGCATACGATTTAGAAGATTTGAAGTTTAACTTATATCGTGCAAAATTTGATACATCAAAACAAGCAAGTATCACATTAATAAATGATGCACTACCTGTTAAAACACTAGAAACAAATCCAGTTAGAGTATTCAATGGTTCTAATGTGCTTAAGATAAAACACAGAGATCATAATATGCACTCAATAACAAATAATGTTACAATTTCTGGTGTTGTTTCTGAAGGTATTACAACAACATTAAATGGTGCTGTATCAATAGGTGCTACATCATTAACAATAAATGGAACAAGTGATTTTAATGATGGTGCTATGGAGATAAAAATTAATGATGAAGTATTGTTAGGTACTCTTTCTGGTGGATCAACTTTCACTTTAAGTAGTCCTTCAGCTACTGCTTCTGCTCATTCAGATAGTGATACTGTTGAATTACATCAAGTCAAAGGAATACCTTTATCAGAAATTAATAAGACACATACTGCAATAGGTAATATTGGTATTGACTATTACACAATTACTACTACAACATCTGGAACATCAGATGGAACAGTTGGTGGTTCAAGTGTTACTGCAACAGAAAATGCACAGATTGATAGTATTCAAATGGCAGTTCCTACTATTGAATTCCCAGATACAACATTGACTTGTAAACTTCGTACAACAAGTTCAACATCAGTTAGTGGTGCTCAAACATCATTTCAGTTAGCCGCAGCTGCAAGTGCAGAAACAGTTCCAATAAATGATAATTATTATTTTGAAAATCCAAGAATGGTTTGTTCAACAATTAATGAAACAAATGAGTTATCAGGTTCTAAATCATTCTTCTCAACATTTACTATGACATCAACTAAAGATAACTTATCACCAGTTATTGATTTAGATAGAAAAGTTGCAATTTGTGTTGCAAACAGATTAGACAATATTGATAGTTCAGCAAATTACTATCCTTCAGATGAGTATATCGGCCCTGAAGAACCAGATGGTGATAAGAACGAAGCAATCTACTGTACAAGAAAAGTTACATTAAAGAATCCTGCAACTGCAATTAAAGTTTTATTTGATGCAGTTAAGTTTAATAGTGCAGAGATTCAAGTAATGTATAAGATACTTCGTTCAGATGATGCTTCAGATTTTGATGAATTAGGTTGGAATTATTTTAATACTACTGGTGTTCCAGATACAACAGTAAACTCATCAGCAAATCTTTATGATTTTGTTGAAAGAGAATTTACTGCAAACGATTTATCAGAGTTTATTTCTTTTGCAATTAAGATTCGTATGCAAGGAACAAATTCTGCTGAACCACCAAGAATTAAAAACATAAGAGCGATTGCATTGGCAACATAATATGAGTGAATATCTTAAAGTAGAAAATTATCCAAAACTTGCTAGAGATGTAAATTCTAGAGGAGTTGTTAATACTGATATGAACGCATATCAAGCCGCAGTTGCAAAATCAAAAGCATTTAAAAAACAAAAAGACGAATTAAGAGATTGTGTACGAGATATAAATAATTTAAAATGTGAGATGCACGAAATAAAATCTCTTTTACTAAAATTAGTGGATAAAGAATAATGGCAGATAGAAACGCACCAGCAACCTTTACTTTTGAACAATGGCGAACAGAATTTAATGAGCTTGCAACTGATGTAGGTGATATTGGAAATTTACCATCAACGATAAACGGTGGAGCAGTATCAGATGTTATCGAAGCAATTACAGCATTAGAATCAGGTTTAAGTTCAGTCTTATTACCAACTGTTATTGACTTTGACGATTCAACTGGTGTTGCAAGTGAAAGAATTAAGTTTGGTACTGATGACGATTTACAAATGTATCATGATGGTTCACACAGTTATGTTGCACATAATGGTACAGGTGATTTATTAATTGATTCAAACAATAATCTTGAGTTAGATGTTGGTGGTAACATTGATATAGATGGTGACGGTAGTATTAGTATAGATGGTGCTTCAGGTGTTACAATTCAGTATAATAATTCAACAAAAATAGAAGCAACAAACACAGGTGTTTCAATTACTGGTAATATAGTTGATGGTAGTGGTACTATGTCAGGTAACTTGGCATTTCCAGTAACAGGTGGTAATATTGGAACAGAGGGTTTTGCAATCGCAGTTTCTATTGCATTAGGATAATAAGGAAAGAAATAAACAATGGCTAATAATTTTAAAAACGCATTTGCAACAAGTGTTTCTACAAGTTCAGGTTCACCAACAGACATTTATACTGCAAATAATGGTAGCACAGTAAACTCTATTCTGATTGAATTAGATGTTGCAAATACTGGTACTTCTTCTATTACTGCAACTGTTTTAATATATGATAGTAGTTCAACAAATAGTTATCATATTGTTAAAGACGCAATTATACCTGTTGGTTCAACATTAAAAGTTGTATCTGGACAAAAGATTGTTTTAAATGGTGATGATAAAGTTCAAATTTATGCTTCTGCGGCTACAGTTGATGTAGTTGCTTCAGTTTTAGAAGATGTTACATAAGGAAATTTAAATGTCAAATGAATCATATATGGGTGTACCATATGTTAATCAACTTGCACCCACTTTCAAAAAAGAAGATTTTCTAGGTTCTGCACTTGCTACACACAATGGTCATGCAAATTCTAAAGTATTAGACTTACCTGTGCCTGGTTCAGTTGCAACAGGTTTATTAGTAGTAGTTGATAATGTAGTGCAAGAACCTACTGTTGATTATACAGTTCATGAAACAGCAGACGCACAACCTAAAATTTTAAAATTTGCATCTGCACCAAGTGGTAGTGCATCAATTTATGTGATTCATAGAGGTTATGCAAATGTAAATCAAACACCACCAACTGGTTCTGTTACTGATACAGCATTAGCTGCAAATTTAAAATCATTTACAACAGATAGTTTTACAGGTGACGCTTCAACAACTGCATTTACTCTTTCAGAAACTCCACCTAATGCAAATTCAATTTTAGTTTCAGTTAATGGTTCTGTTCAACAATCAACTACAGATTTTTCATTGTCGAGTGCAACATTAACATTTACATCTGCACCTGCATCTGCAGCTGTTATTTTAGTAAAACATTTAGGTGTTAGAGGTGTTCTTCGTAGAGGCCCAGATTATCAATTAGATACTTTTACTGGTAACGGTTCTGATGCTGCATTTACATTATCAAATTCAATATTAACAAATAATGCCTTTGTATATTATAATGGTACTTGTATGCAACCGACTGATGACTATACAATATCTGGTACAACATTAACATTTACATTTATACCGTTAAACAATTCAGATATTATGGTTAGATACCAGTTATAAATAAGATTAAAGGAATAAAAATTAATGAGTAATTATTTAGGAAATCAACCAAGTTACGGTGCATATCACAGACAAGTTATTACTGGTGATGGAAGTACAACTACTTTCGCATTAGATTATAGTATTGGCGTTGCAACTCAAATTTTAGTTTCTTTAGATGCGATTATTCAAGAACCAGAATACTCTTATACAGTTTCTGGTTTAACAATTACATTTGCAAGTGCTCCTACAAATGCAGCTAGAATTTTTATTCTTTATCTTGGTAGACCATTAGATAGTTTAAATGCAACTGCTACACTTCAAGATGGTTCGGTAACTACTGTTAAAATTGCAGATTCAAATGTTACTTCTGCAAAGTTAGAAGATAACATAGTATTGCCTGGAACAGATTCAGTTACAGTTCCAAAAGGAACAACTGCACAAAGAGGAACAGGTGTTTCAGGTAAATTTAGATTTAATACAGATGAGGGTAATTTTGAAGGTTATGATGGAACATCATGGGGTGCAGTTGGTGGAGGTGCTACAGGCGCTTCTGGAAATCCTGTATTTTATGAAAATGACCAGAATGTTACTGGAGATTACACAATTACATCAAATAGAAATGCAATGAGTGCTGGGCCCATCACGATAGATGCAGGCGTTACTGTAACAATACCTGCTGGCTCAGTATGGACAATAGTTTAAAGGGAAAAAATAAATGGCACTATCATTAAGTGGAACATCAACTGGAAGTCTGAACAATATATCAGTACCAAATGAAACTGGAACTTTAGCAACAACATCAACAACAATTTTACCAAAAATAGTTGCAGTTGGTCGAAGGACTACCTCTCAAAGTGGTATATCAACTGCTTGGGATACAAGTTCATCAATTGGTTACAAGACTCCATCAAACCCAACAACTATTCTTTATGATTCACAAATTTTAGACACATATAATCAATTTGATCCAACAACTGGTATTTTTACAGTAGATGCATCTACAGTTGGTTGGTATGAAGTACGATTTCATTGGCAAGGTAACTCTCTTATTCGACCCGAAGGATCAGACCCTACTAAAACTGCTGAAGCAAGGGCTTTTGCTGGCATTTACAAAAACAATACTTCATTACAAGGTAGAGGAGATTTTCTAGAAGACGAACAAGGATTAAGTGCAGGTGGTGAAGATGAAACTCGTTTTGGTCTAGATTGTAGTGCAATTGTAGATTTAACAACATCAGGTGATAATGTACGAGTAAGATGTGCAATGTATACAACATCAGCAGCTAAGCAGGCAGAAAACGGTACTAGTATTACAATAACAAGATTAACTGACGCTTCATAGTAAAGGAATAATAAAATATGTCACAAATAAAATTGAGTCCAAACGCTAGTGGTACAGGAGTGTTTACTATAGATGCTCCAAATAGTAACACAGATCGAACATTAAGTTTGCCTGATGTTGCTGGTAATATTGTTACTACTGGTGATACAGGTACAGTATCAACAGATATGATAGCAAATTCAGGTATTACTCCTGCAAAATTAAACGGAGCTCAATCAGGTAACGCACCAATATATGGTATAAGAGCATGGGTTACTTTTAATGGAGAAGGAACTGTTGCTATTTTTGATGATGGAAATGTTAGTAGTGTTACAGATAATGGAACAGGAAAATATACAGTAAATTTTGAAACTGCAATGCCTCATGCAAATTATTCTATTTCTGGTGTTGCACAACATAACACTAATGCAAGTTTTGCTGGTGATCACAGAGAAAATGGATTTAGTTTAGCAAAAGGTGTAGTACCTACTACAAGTGGTGTTAGAATTGTTAGTCTGGATAATCCTAATTGGAGTACTCAATCATCAGCATATGAAGATGGTTCAAGAGTTACTGTAATGATTATTTGTTAAAAGGAAAAATATATGAATAGTAATAAAAGAATTTTATATCAAACAGAAGAAGGTGGAGTTGCAGTTATTGTTCCATCAGATAATTCTAGTTTAACTGTTGAAGAAATTGCAGTTAAAGATGTACCTTCAGGTAGACCATATAAGATAGTTGATGTTAGCGAAGTGCCATCAGACAGAACATTTCGTAACGCATGGGAGTATCAAGCATGAGTATTGTTGTGAATTTGACAAAAGCAAAAAATATTGCACATGAGAAAAGAAGAGCAAAAAGATCAGAAGAATTCAAACCACATGATGATATTATTGCAAAACAAATACCAGGCGAAGATGCAACAGCAGCCGAAACTGCAAGAGCAGAAATCAGAACAAGATACGCAACAATTCAAACAGATATAGATAACGCAACAACTGTTGATGCACTAAAAACAGTATATGACAATGCATCACTAGGAGCGTAATATGAGTACATTAAAAGTAGATACATTACAAAACGCAGTTGGTGAAAATTTTGTTTTTCAAAATAAAAATTTACTCATCAATGGTGGCATGAATATATGGCAAAGACGCACACAAAAAACAAATATAGATTCTGGTGGTTATTACACAGTAGATAGAATTAATACTACTGGTAATCTTACTGGTGGTACTGGTGAGTTTACACAAGAACGATCAACTGATGTTCCAACAGCACAGGGTTTCAATTATAGTTTAAAAATGGATTGCACTACTGCTGATACACTATCTACTACATCTGGTTTTATGACTGTTAGACAAAGAATAGAAGGACAAAACCTCCAGCACTTACTCAAGGGCTCATCAAGTGCTAAAAAAGTCACATTGTCGTTTTGGGTAAAATCTTCTAAAACAGGAACACACATTTGTCAATTATTTGATGAAGATAATACAAGGTCTATTTCAAAATCATATAGTGTAAGTTCTGCTGACACATGGGAAAAAAAGGAATTGACTTTTGATGGAGACACCACAGGAGCATTTGATAATGATGCTAACAGAAGCCTTCATGTTGTTTGGTGGTTAGCTGCAGGAACAGACTACACATCTGGAAGTCTTGGAACATCTTGGGCAACTGGAGTAGATGGAAATGGACTTGCAAATTTTGTAGCAACTGGTCAAGTCAATCTTGCAGATTCAACAAGTAATGAATTTTATCTCACAGGCCTCCAATTGGAAACTGGAAGTGTTGCTACAGATTTCGAGTTTGAACCATTTGAAACTACACAGAGAAAATGTTTTAGATATGCTGAAAGACTTACTTCTCAAAATGAAAACCTATCTTTTTTTCTACGAAGAAACACAAGTGATAATATTTTTCAAGGTTGGTATAACTTTAAAGAACCAAAAAGAGGAGGTGCTTCTTTAGTTGTTCAAACTCAACCTGCACTTACTACAAATACTCCAACAGCAGATCAATTCAGAATGTTTAACTCGTCAGCTTGGTCTAATGTTACTAGTACTCAAAGTGTTTCAATCTCTGGTCAAAATACATCTGGTGGGCACAATCAAGCAGGAACATATACAACTTTAGACCAATCAAGAGGTATGACAATTATAATTAATGGAATTACTAGTGGAACAACTGGACAATTAGCAAGTGCAGAATTTCAACACGCTGATTTGATTATAGATGCAGAATTATAAAAAAGGAACATAAAAATGATACAAAGTGTAAAACGACAAATTTTGCCAGGATTTACCGATTCTGATCCAACTACAACAATATACTATGTTTATTATACTGATGTATCATATGCAACTTGTACAGAGGGTGATAATAGATTTTGGGAAGAGGTTCAAGAATGGGTTTCTCAAGGAAATACAATAACAGAATTTGTAACGGAGTAACAAATGAGCAATGTGAAAATTGAAGGAAACGCTTCGGGCACAGGAACACTAACCATTCAAGCTCCAAATACCAGCACAGACCGAACATTGAATTTACCAGATAAAGCTGGTGCAATAGCAGTTGGTGCTGGAACAATTGTTCAGGTGGTTCAAGGAACTACAAGTACAGAAGTTGTTGTTACTACGACTGATTATACAGATACAACTTTAAGTGCATCTATAACACCATCTTCATCTTCTAACAAAATATTGGTTCAAGTGCTTCAAGAGTTTGTTTCTTTAAGAGGTCAAGACGGTGTGGGTGTGGGTATAAGGTTATTAAGAGATAGCACAACAATTTGGACTCCAATAGAAAATAGTACAGGGCCTTATCTTTGGTATACTGATGACCAAGAATTAGATGGATATGCATCAATAAATTTTTTAGATAGTCCGTCTACAACCTCAAATGTTACTTATAAAACACAAGGCAGACCATATAGAACTAATAATAATGGTTCAGCAACATTTCAAAATGCTAATGGCGTAGTTGTTTCACCAGTTTCAACAATAATTTTAATGGAGGTTGTAGCATGATTACAAAATCAGATGCAATACTTTCATTAAGACCAGATTCAGAATGGACAATGACTGGTGATGTAATAAATTGGTTAGATTCAAATACAACTTGCCCAACAGAATCAGAGATACAAGCAGAAATAACTAGGTTACAAGCAGAGTATGATGCCAAAGCATATCAAAGAAGTCGTAGACCAGAGTATCCAAACATAGGCGACCAGTTAGATGATTTGTTTAAAGCTGGTGCGTTTTCTGATGATATGAGCGCAAAGATTCAAGCAGTAAAAGATAAGTATCCAAAGGAATAAATTATGAGTTTTATAAAATCAGCTGGATTTAGAGGATTACAATCAGATAGTGATGATATAAAGATAGATACATCTGGTAATGTTGCTATTATTAACAGTAATATTGTTAATAAAAATTTAATCATCAATGGTGGAATGAATATATGGCAAAGAAGCACCTCAGCTACAGCCTCATCTACTGGATATAAAACAGTTGACCGATTCCAATATTCACAAAATGGAAGTGGGGCTTACACCCAATCAAGATCAACTGATGTTCCATCAGGACAAGGTTTTGGATATAGTATGAAGATGGATGTTACGACTGCTTTAGCAAGTCCAGCTGCTGGTAATTACTCAATGTTTATGCAAAAAATGGAAGGACAAAACCTCCAGCACTTACTTAAAGGCTCATCAAGTGCTAAATCATTAACTCTTTCTTTTTGGGTTAAATCTAATAAAACTGGAACTTATATTGCTCGTTTTTCTGATGAAGATAATTCAAGAACAATTTCTAAATCTTATACAGTCGATTCGGTTAATACATGGGAAAAAAAGACTATTACCTATGCAGGAGACACCACAGGAGCATTAGATAATGATAATGCAGAAAGCTTAACTATTCAATTTTTTTTAAGTGCAGGAACAAGTTATACATCAGGAACTTTAGCAACTTCTTGGGAATCAACTACTAATGCTAATATAGCGCCTGGTATAACAAACTTACTTGATTCTACATCTAACGAATGGTACATTACAGGGATTCAGCTAGAGGTCGGAGAAAACGCTTCAGGATTCGAGTTCGAGCCATATCAGGTTACTGATTTAAGATGTCGTAGATATTATGATGTTAGAACAGGGGAGCATGAAGGTTGTAGAAATTATAATAATGGTGGATTGATTACTCATGTTTATTGTACTTGTGGAAGTTGGAGAACCTCACCAGGCACATCCTATTATAATACTTCAGGTGGTGGAACTTGGGTAACTTATCTTGGAAGCCCATACAGTTTTTTAGCAACCAATGGTGGGATAAATGTCTTGAAAAAGGCCAGTATTAAAATAGACGCAGAATTACCTTAAGGAAAAAAAATGGAAATAAGTAACGCACAATATATGACATATAATAATGAAATTGCCTGTATTCATGCAACAATAGATGGTGAAGTTTGGAATGTTCCATTAGTAGAAGGTAATAGATTTTATGATGAGATTATGCGTCAAGTAGAAGCAGGTGAATTAACTATTGCACCTGCTGATGAATAATAACTTGTATAAATAGTTTAAAAAATAAAAGAGAATAATTTATGAGTATATTAACACAAATCGGAACAAGTGGAATTAAAGCTAATGCAATAACCACAGATAAAATTCTTGATGCAAATGTAACTACACCTAAAATTGCAGATGCAAATGTAACTACACCTAAAATTGCAGATGGTGATATTACATCTGCGAAACTAGAAGCAAATGCAGCCTTTATTCCAGGCATGATTCTCATGTGGTCTGGAACTATTTTAACAATTCCTACTGGTTGGGGTTTATGTGACGGCACTACATATGCAGGCCCACCTGATGTTATTTCACCAGACTTAAGAGATAGATTTATCATTGGTGCAAATCAAGATGATAGTAGTGTTGCAAAAACAAATATCACAGGAAGTCTTACACAAACAGGTGGTAGTAAAGATGCTATTCTTGTGTCGCATGGCCATGATATAAATTTGTTGCGATATGCAGGTAATACCCATTTTAACTATGGTCATTTTCCAACACACCCACTGCAACAAGGTGATTATCCTGTGTGGCAAACTACTGGTTATAGTACAAATGTAGGTGGTGGTGGAAAAGCAGTAAGAACCGCAGGTTCAAGTGGAACAAATAGAAATTTACCACCATATTATTCAATTGCATATATAATTAAAAAACCGATATAAAATATAGTCACATGGTTTAATTAATACCAATCTTTTTTTATCATTCAGTTATAAATAATTATAAATAGATGATAAAGGAGATTGTATTTAATGGCAACTGTTTCAAATATATTCATTGACCAAGGTGCAACATTCACAACTACAGTAACTATTAATGATTCAACGGGCTCTGCTCTTGATCTAACTGGTTATACTGCACTTGCTCAAATTCGTAAAACTTATGCATCTACAACATCTACAAGTTTTACATCTACCTTTGCGACTGATAGAACCACAGGTCAAATCACAATCTCATTAACAAATACACAAACAGCTAGTCTTGATTCAGGAAGATATGTTTATGATGTTCTCATAACAGATAGTTCTGATGTAAAAACAAGAGTAGTTGAAGGTATTGCAACTGTCAATCCAAGCGTTTCTAGGAGTTAAACTACTATGGCAATAACAGCAACAGTTAACACAACAAGAACAGTCGTAGGTTCTGTATCACAAGGGAATCAACCACAAGTAACGAGAGTTACTGTTCCAGGCCCTAAAGGTGACACAGGCGCTCAAGCTACATCTGCAAGTCTTAACATAAATGATATCGGTAATGTTGATGCTTCAGGTCTAGCAGATGGTGCTTTGTTACAATACAGTACCGCTTCAAGTAAATGGGTTGCAAGAAACGAATTAGATACAAGTGAGAATAATTCACTTCGTCTAAATGCAGGAAGTTTTTAAAGGGAAAATAAAACATGGCTACAATAATTCAAATAAAACGCTCTACTGGTACTACTGCACCAAATACATTAAGTGATGGTGAATTAGCATACACCCACGGTGCAGGTACTCAAGCAGACAATGGTGACAGACTTTTTATTGGTGATGGTTCTAGTGTAAATGTAATTGGTGGTGAATATTTTGTAAACTTAATGGATCATGCTCATGGTACATTAACTGCAAGTTCAGCACTTCTAGTTGATTCAAATAGTGCAATAGATGATTTCTATGTAGGAAATAATTCTACAACTGGTGGTAGTTTAAAACTTAATGAAGGAACTACTAATGGTACAAACTATATTGCGCTTAAGTCACCAAATGCTCTATCTGCAAATACAACATACACATTGCCTGCAACACCAACTGCTGGAAATTACTTAACTACAAATAGTAGTGGTGATTTGAGTTGGGGTTCAATTACTTCTTCATTTGATATAGACGCTGATTCAGGAACAACAGATACATTTAATACTGGTGAAACTTTAACTTTCGCAGGTGGAACTGGTGTTGATACAACTGTTACTAATAATCAAATTTCTATCGCAATTGATAGTACAGTTGCAACATTGGATGATACACAAACATTTACAAATAAAACTTTAACATCACCAGATATTAATACTGCAACAATCGAAGGTGGTACTATTGGTGATGCAACTCCTGTAACAGTTCTTAAAGTTGATAATATAAGTTTAGATGCAAATACAGTTTCTACAACTGATACAAATGGTGATTTAGTTTTATCACCAAACGGAACAGGAACAGTAACAGTTCCATCTGGTTATACATCAAGAGCTGGATTTGCAGACGAATCTTTAGTTCCAAAGTCTTATGTTGATGGTGTTGCAAACGGACTTGATGTAAAATCATCTGTAACAGTTGCAACAACTGCTGATTTATCTGCAACTTACAATAATGGAAATGGAACTCTTACTGCTGGTAGTAACGGTGCAATATCTATTGACGGTGTTTCACTTTCTGCAAGCGATAGAGTTTTAGTTAAAGACCAATCATCTCAACCAGAAAATGGTATCTATACTGTAACAACAGTTGGTGATGTTTCAAACCCTTTTGTTCTTACAAGAGCTACTGATGCAGACACTAATACAGAATTAACTGCTGGTGCATTTACTTTTGTAGAAGAAGGAAGTACAAATTCAGATAACGGTTATGTTCTTTCAACAGATGGTGCAATTACATTTGGAACAACAAACATTACTTGGGAACAATTCTCTGGTGCAGGTCAAATATCTGCTGGTGATGGTTTAACAAAAACAGGAAATACAATTAATGCAGTTGGTACAGCAGATAAAATTACTGTTAGTGCAAATGCAATTACAATTGCATCAACTTATGTTGGTCAAACAAGTATAACAACATTAGGAACAATTGCAACTGGTACTTGGAATGGTGATACTATTGCATATAATTATGGTGGTACTGGTCAAACATCTTATGCACAAGGTGACATAGTTTATGCAAGTGCAGCTAATACTCTTGCAAAATTAGCACTTGGTGCAAATGGTAAAATTCTTCAATCAGACGGAACGGATATATTATATGGCGACATAGATGGCGGCACATTTTAATTAAATTTAACATGGATAAATAATTATCATGGCAACAGTAATAAAATTAAAAAGGTCTGAAACTGCGGCTGCAGTACCAACAACGAGTGATTTAACTGTTGGTGAAGTTGCAGTCAATACTACTGATAAAAGAATGTATGTTCGCTCTTCTACTGGCGTTGTAGAAATTGCAAACGCAGCTTCTGGTGTATCTGAATTTATCTACACAGCAACATCATCACAAACAACTTTTACTGGTAATGATGATTCTTCAAATACTCTAAATTATCTTGCAGGACAAATAATGGTTTTTCAGAATGGTATCTTATTGAAACCTACTGATGACTATACTGCAACAAACGGAACAGATGTAGTTTTACAAACTGGTGCAACAACAGACGATATTATTCAAATTATCTCTTTAGCAAATGGTGATATTGAAGAATTCAATGAAACAAACGAAGAAACTATTATTGCATTTTCAACTGCTTTAGGATAATTATTATTAAGGTTTATACAACATGGCAAAAAAATTAGTTCAATCATATTACACATATACTGCATCTACGAATGTTTTAGTTGTAGACCAATTTGTAAAATTAGAAGAATTACTTGTTATTACTAATTTGACTAGAGGTCAAATAGTTTATAATTTTGCAAGTGCATCAAAAGGTGCATCAGTTAGTTTTGATACAACTACTGAAAAAACTTCTATAACTTTAGACTTTACAGCCACAGGTGCAGCTGATTCTGACAAGTTTCAAATCTTTATTGATGTACCAGAACAAGTTATAGATATTTCAGATTCTTTATTAGACCCTGTTCATAAATTAAGAGTTGCAAATCCTCAAAACTTAATTGATACTGACTTTGAATATGGACTTCAACCAACAAAGTGGGAAACAGTAGAATTATCAAATAACATACCCTCTTTTTATACTGATGATGGTGATGGTTATATTGGAGGTATTCAATCAGTAACTTCAACTAGTGGAACTAGTGAAATTGTTATCACAACATTAGGAGAACATGGTCTTACTGTTGGTAATCCTATTGATGTTAGAGGTTTATCATCTAGAACAGCAGAAGGTAAATTCTTAATTAAAATTGTAACTGATACTACAATCACTTATCAAGCATCTGCAAATCAAACAGTTACTGGAGATATTTCTGGTGTGTATACAACAGTAGCGCCTGGAAGTTTCTTTCAATCATCACAAATTACATATACTGCTACAACAGGAATTACTTCAGATTCTGCTGTTCCAAGTGATATAACAGTTACTACAGAAAACCCACATGGATTTCAAGTAGATTCTAATTTTTATTTGACAAATACTGTTGCAAATAAAATTGTTACAATAGATTCAGGTACATCTACATCATCTACAGCTTCAGATAATTTTGAAGTAGTAGAACCAGATAATACAATTGCATTTTCAAGTTCGTTAGATTTAACACAAACTGAAACAAAAGAATATATTCCTGCATATCATACAAAAATAGTTGCGAGTGATGTTAATATAGTTGCTAATTCTATTACTTGGACTGCACACAATTTAAGAGATGATGACTGTTTATTATATGTAAAACCATCTGGTGATACTCGTATAGGTGGTTTAGATAGTATGGGAATTTATTATGTTATAGTTGTTGATGCAAACACTATTCAACTTTCTGCAACTTATAATGGAAGTGCTATTGCACTTTCTTCTACTGGAACATATACTTATGGTAGAGGTGTATTAGGACTGGTTTATGAGTGTGTACAATTTTATCAACAAGGCCCTAACAGACGCACATATGTAAGAACACGAGCATATTATAATAGTGATAATACAGGTTCTGGTTGGGATTTACAAGTAATAGAATCTGGTAATACTTATAGAGGTAAAGCAAATGTATCAAGCTCATCTTCCCACGCAAAAACTATTTTTATGAGTCCAACAAATACTGATTTAAATGTAAGAAATCCTTATGGTAACATTGGTGGTAGTGGAGCCGCATATTATAGTACATCATGGAACGCAAATGTAGCAAACCCTGACAACAGTACAACACCATCTACATACAACTTTATTGAAGATTTTGGTGCTTATGATAATAATAATTATAATAATGCAAATTCAAATCGTTCTGGATATGTTACTGGTTCTCTAGGTGAGATTTATGTTTATACAAATGTTTATTATTTTAATACAGTTACTAACACTAATACTAGCCTTCCAGCATTTTGGATACCATTAATAAGAGACCCTGAATTCGATACTCTTTTTGTTCAGAATCATGGATTATCAACTGGACAAACTGCAACACTTACAACAAATTCTGGAACTGATATTGTTCATCAAACTTCTGATGTTGGTACTACAACATTAACTAGTCCTGCAAGTGTAACTATATCAAAAGTAACTGACGATAGATTTAGATTGAATGATGGTAGTAAAGATTTAAGAATTCGTGATGTAACAGGAACATACACTCTTTCTGGTAATAAAGACAATACTTTAAAAAATAGTTTTTTTGTTGCTAATCATGATTTAACTTCAGGTCAAAGAGTAACACTTGACACGCCAGGTTCTGGAGTATTACCAACAACAGCAGATACAGAAGTCACGATTGACGGTGATGTTTCTACTGCAGCCGCATTTGATATTATAAATGATTACATAACAAATAATACTCCTAATAGTGTTACACCAGTTTCATATGCTGTTCCTACTCTCGAACAAATGACAAGTAGTAGAATGGTTATGCCTCCACAAACTACAAATGCAGCTCAAAATGGTGCAGCTTTTACAGCTACTCAAACTTTTGCTGATTATATTAATAGTGCAACTGCTAATAGCACTCAATCTTTTTCTTTTGAACCAGATAAGATGTCAATATCTGGTGGTTATCAACCTCTTGCAAATAATAATAGTCATGCGAATAAATTACTTACTGTTGTAGGTACAGATTTAGTAAATAATGCAACTGTTCCATATTATCTTTATGTTATAGGTGCTAATTATGGGTCTTTTGTAAATACCTCAAATGGTGTTGCTTTTAGAACATATAGTCCTTATGTAACATGGTCAAGTCCTGATCCAAGTGCAAGTTTAAACTTTACCGATCAATTAAATAATTATACTTCTACTAATAATAATTGGTATTGGAGTGTTTCTTGTCATAATCTTCAAACTTCTGACAATGATTTATTGTCATTGCATTTTATGATACGACCACAATACTTAACTAATAATAATGTTTCTCTGAATCAGTCAAGATATTTTAGCACCTCGCAAAACAGACAATATAATCAAGATAATGGTAGCATAAAATATAGTGGTGACATAAATGGTGGATTACTTCTTTTATATGATGATGCACAAACAATATCTCAAGCACAAGTTGTATCTTGGATGGAAGGTATGGTAGATGCTTTAGATGCAAATTGGAGAACACCTGCATTAAATGAAACTGATTTATTTACTGTTAGTAATTTATCAGCAAACAGATTTTCATTATCAAAAAATGGTGTTCCAGTTGATTTAACAAATAACGGAACATCACCAATTACATTTACAACAGAATCAACTGGTGGTATTGCTGATGGTGCATATACAGCTGATGCTGTAACTTCAACTACTTTTACATTACCAAGTGGTTCTCAAATTACTCCAGTTACATATGATTTCGATAGTACAACTATTGATACATCTACAGATTCAATAGTATTTACATCTTCAGTACATTATCAGACAGGTTCTGCTGTTGAGTATAATAATAATGGAAATTCAGATATTACAGGATTAGTAGATGGTTATACTTACTATACAATTCCTGTTAGTGACAAATATATTAAACTTGCATCAAGTTTACTTAATGCACAAGACGGTACTGCAATAGATTTAACAGCAACAGGTACTGGAACTCATCAATTGATATCACAACAAATTTCAGGATTTGTATCAACAGCTGGAACTTGTAATATTGTAGCAGATGAAAAAACTGTTGTTGGAACAAATACACTCTTTAAGAGATATTTTAAAGTTGGTGACAATATAACATTTTTATTAGGTTCAACACCAGGCGAATACTTTACAACAACAATTACTGCGATTGCAAATGACACACAATTAGAAATAGAAACTGCATCAAGTGTTGCAGATGCAACTGCAAAAGCATTTACAACAACAAAAGTTTATGCAAGACCAGATGGTTATGCAGTTCATAGACCATATGATGGTGGTGTTGAGATTGCAGCTGGTACTGCACCATATTCACAAATTATTAGACAAACTCGTAAATATTTTAGATATCAATCTGGTAAGGGTATTCAAACATCTTTAGCACTCAACTTCAATCCACCAGTAGTTTTACAGTCATTAACATCAAGTTCTACAACTGCAACTGGTGTAACTAGATATCCTCATAGATTATCTACTGGACAAAGTCTTAAAATAAAAGATGCTTCAGATACAGTTTACAATGGTACTTTTGATATTACAAAAGTTGATGAGTTTACATTTACATACACATTACCAAGTACACCCACTACAACAACTCCAACAGGTGTTATAAAATATAATGTTAATGGATATTCAGGTGCAGCTATTCGTTCTGGTATGTTTGATCAACAGAATGGATTCTTTTTTGAATATGATGGCTCCACTTTATATGCAGTTCGTAGATCATCAACAACACAATTATCAGGAACAGTTGCTGTAACAAAATATTCAAATAAAGTAGTTGGAACAGACACAAACTTTACTGGTCAACTTACTGCTGGAGATTTTATTGTTATTCGTGGATTATCATTTAGAGTAACAAGTATAAACAGTAATACTATATTATACATACAACCTGAATATATTGGTGAATCTGGAACAGATGTTATTTTAACAAAGACAGAAGATTTAAAAGTTCCACAAACAGAATGGAATCTTGATAAAGCAGATGGACAAGGACAATACGGATTTAATCTTGATATTGATAAAATACAAATGGCATACATGGATTATTCATGGTATGGTGCTGGTAAGATTCGTTTTGGATTTAAAGACATAAGAGGTCATGTAAGATATTGTCATGAATTTTTACATAATAACAGATTAGATGAAGCATATATGCGTTCTGGTAACTTGCCTGGTAAGTATGAAATTATAAATGGTGCGAATCCAACATATGCACCTACATTGTTCCATTGGGGTACATCTATAATTATGGATGGTAGGTTTGATGAAGATGAAGCATATCTATTTACTGCAACTTCAGATAATTTATCATTTTCTGCTGGTCAGTCAAATACATCAACAACTAATGCAAACTCAACTATAAGAGCAAGATACTTTGGTAAGAATTCTGCCAACTATTATTTACAATTAAAGTTTCCTAGTGGTGATGCAAGTAAATTTAGTGTTGGTGCAGTTTTAACATCAGCAACTAATGCGTTAGGTGCTTATGAAGGTTATACAGTAAATTCTACTTTCTATTCTGGTTCAAGTTTTGTTGTAGAAATATATTTAGGATTTGGTTATAGTACACCAAGTATTAGTGTTGCATCTGGTACTGCAATTACTATTGGTGGTAGTGATGCAGAAGATGATGTTGATTTAGGTATTGACTTAATACCTTTAGTATCTTTAAGATTATCACCATCAGTTGATAGTAACTTGCCTGGAAATTTAGGTCAAAGAGATATTATCAATCGTATGCAATTGAAACTAAACGAAGTTGGTGTTATTCTCTCACACGACTGTGAGGTCGTATTGATTTTAAATGGTAACTTGAGTAATACAAATTATATACAAGTAGGTTCACCTTCACTTTCACAATTAATAAAACACCAAATAGGTGAAGTGATTGATGGTGGTGCAGAAGTATTTTCATTTAGAGCAGCTGGTGGTACAGCTGATAGTAATGGTGTTAACAACTCAAACGCATCAAACTTTACACTACAACAAGTAATTGACTTGGGTAATGCAATTCTTGGTGGTGATGGAACATTCCCTAACGGCCCAGATGTGTTAAGTGTTGCAGTTCGTATTTTAGATACTACAACAGTTAGTGCTACAAATCCGTTTAATGCTTCAGGTCGTATTACATGGTCAGAATCACAAGCATAATAATTATTAGGAATATTAATGGCAGAGTCTAGAAATAAAAAATTAATGAGGTCGTTGAGAAACTCGTTTCTCGACAATCAAATAGAAGAAGATGGTGATTTAGTACCTAATATTATTTTAGATACAACACCTCAACTTGGTGGTAATCTAGACTTAAATGGTTTTAATATTACTGGTTCAGGTGCTATTGATATTACTGGTGCAATTAATCCAGTATATGCACAATTTGTTTATACTGCAACTGCAAATCAATCTACATTTTCTGGTGCTGATGATAATAATGCAACATTAGCTTATGTTGCTCAAAAAGTTTTAGTTTTTCAAAATGGTGTTTTACTTGCAGATACAGATGACTATACTGCAACAAACGGAACATCTATTCAATTACAATCAGGTGCATTAGTAAACGATACAATTCAAATTGTTGCATTATCTAGTTCTGGTGGTGGAGGTGGTGGTTCTGTTGATTTAAGTGCAGTTGCACAAGACATTATACCAGATGCAGATAATACTTACGATTTAGGTTCTTCATCAAAACAATGGGCAGAATTACATTTAGCAGGTGGAACATTCTTTCTTGGTGGTGCTCGTATGCAAACAGACCCAACAACTGGTGCGATTGCATTTATTCCTAAAGCAACTGCAAGTGTACCAAATCCAAAAGGAATTGTTTTATCACAAGATGGTAAATTAAAACCAGTAGACACTACTGGTGGTTCAGTTTCTAGTTCAGATTTTCAAGATGCAGCTAATAGTGATAATTCAACACCATCAACTGCATCATATACAAACGCAAGTGATTTACCTTTAACTGGTGTTACTGCTGGAACAACTGCATTTGTTTCTGCAACAAATAGATTATATCTATTTACTGGAACTGGTTGGTATAACATTGCACTTGTAAATAACAGTCCAACAATTACAACAGGTTCACCTGCTACTGTTACATTAAACACAAATGGTACTGCAACAGTATTAACTTTAGTTGCAACAGACCCTGAAGAAGTTCCAATCACTTGGAGTTATGCAGTTACAGGTGGCAGTTTAACAAATGGTGGTGGTGCAACTGCAACAGTTACTCAATCAAACAATGTATTTACAATAACACCAACAACTACTGAAGCTTATGCAGGAACATTTTCATTAACATTTAGTGCAAGTGATGGTGTTAACACAGCAACATCAACTGGTGTATTTACTTTAGCATTTGCATTTACTGACACAAACTTTGCAAGTGTTGTTGCATTTTATGATGGTAGTGGTGTTGCTGGTACGCATAGTAGTGCATCATTTACAGATAATAGTTCTAACAATTTTACTGTAACTTCAACTGGTACAACTAAACAAATATCGACAAGTCCATATTATCTTCCAACTGGTTATCGTTCTGTATATTTTGACGGTAGTAATGATGATATAAGATATACATCTTCAGGAGTTATACCTCAACCTATGGAATGGTTAGATGGTGCAAGTGATTATGGTACTTACGAATTATTTGTTAAATTAGATGGTACTCAAATAACACCATCACAAACATATACTCCGGCCTCTTTTGGTTGTATTGGTGGTACATACATAAACTTTGGTGTTACAAACACAGGTGCATTAAGATATTATTGGTGGACTGGTGGTTCAAATTATGTAGATTCTACAACTACATTATCACCAAACACATGGAATCATATTGCACTAGTAAGAGATTCTACAACTATAAAATTTTATATAAATGGTTCATTAGATGCTACAACACAAACTAATTATGCTGGCGTTTCGTGGGCAACTGGTGCTACTGGTGAAGTTCTTTACATAGGTAGAGGTCATGCTTCAGCAGATGCTGATGGTATGTTTAAAGGTCATATTTCAAATTTAAGAAGTAGTGATATTGCAAGATATAGTGGTTCTTCATATACAGTTCCAACATCACCATTTACTTCAGATGCAAATACATTATTATTAACTTGTAATGATTTAATAATTGCAGACAAAAGTAGCAACGCATATTCATTAACATTAAATGATATACCAAAAGTAAGAAGTTATTATCCTGATGATATAACAGGAATGACTACTGAATATCAACCTAGTTCGCAAGGTGGTTCTGCATATTTTGCCAATAGTGGTACTCAATATTTGACTGTGGGTAGTGCAGGAGATTTTGCTACTGGAACTGGTGAATTTTGTTTTGAGATTTGGTTTAAACAAGATGTGGCATTTGCAGACTATAAAGACATCTGGAGTACATATGATGGTTCTAATGGTAATTTTGTACACACACGATCAAATCAAACTGTTATTTGGGGATCAGAAGGTACAATTCGTATCACCAGTAATGATCTAATAAAACTTAATACTTGGTATCATTTAGCAATAGTTAGAGATTCAGGTGGTGTCATTAAAATGTATCTTAATGGAAAAGCTCAAACTCAAACTTATACTCGTTCTACTGATATACCACACACAACCAATCCATTGACATTGGGTTATCTTGCTGGATTTACCAGACCTTGGGGTGGTTATTTATCAGACTTTAGATTTGTCAAAGGATCAGCAGTTTACACATCAGACTTTACACCACCAACTACACCATTGTCTGCTATCACTAATACTGAATGTTTATTAAAATTTGGTGGTTATCCTTTATTTGAAAGAACAGGAAAAGAGTATCTTACTACTTTCAATGGTAATTCAGAAATTACTGATGCAAATTATGTACATTTAAGATATGCTTCTTTTTATGATGGTAGTGGTGATTATCATACAATATCAAGTAACTCTAATCGTGCAATAGCTACTAATCAAGACTTTACTATAGAAACATGGATAAAAGTAAATGCGTTTACACAATATGGTCATTTTGCAACAACTTATAATAATGTTGGTGATGATGAAGATTATTTCTTCAGATTAAATAATACTGCACAATCATGGCAATTTCAATTAGGTTCTCAAAATTCTATAGCAGTAAATTCATCAACAAATTTAATTCAACATAAATGGCATCATCTTGCAGTTACAAGAAGTAGTGGAACAGTTTATTTGTGGCAAGATGGTGTTCAAGTTGGTTCTGCTTCTGATACACAAGCATTAAATGATAATACAGTATATCTTGGACAAGCAATCAACGGTTATCCTTTAAATGCATATATGTCAGATTTTAGAGTTGTTGTAGGAACAGCAGTTTATACATCTGCATTTACACCACCAACTTTAGCATTAACTGCTATAAGTGGTACTCAAATGTTAATAACAAGTTCTGCATCTACTGTTGCAGATGCAAGTTCAAATGCAGCTACTGTAACTGCTAATGGTACTGTAAGTTTAACAAAAGAAGTTGACCATCATACAAACATGACATTCCCTGATGATGTTACTGGAACTTTAAAATTTAGAGGTGATACCGATTATATAACTGTTACAAATCATGAAGCGATGAATTTAAGAGATCAAGATTTTACTATTGATTTCTGGTTCAAACGAGATGCAGTTAATAGTGGAACATATGGTGATACATTTATTTGTAATGTTACTGGTACTGGTGCAATTGCACTTGCAATCAATCCATCAGGTTATACAGGTGTATCTTATAGAAATACAGTTAGTGGAAGTTGGACAAAAGTAGGAACAGACCCAGGCGATACATACGGTAGTGTTCAAGTTGGTTTAAATAAATGGACACATTATGCAGTTGTAAGAACAGGAACAACTGGTTATCAATTTGTCAATGGTGTTCTCGCAGAAACATTTACATTTACTGGAACTATAACTGATTGGAATGGTGGTATGCACTTTAGTCATTGGCATGATGGTTATACTAGAGGCCTTATTGGAGAAATCTTTGGATTTAGAATAACAACAGGTGTTGCAAGATATACTTCAGCGTTTAGTGTTCCAACAGAACCGCCTGGAAGAAGGAATTAATAAATGGCAGAAACAAGAAATAAAAATATAGTAAAAGCTATAAGTAATGCATTAGTTCTAGGAGAGATAGACACTACTGGTAATATTGCTGGTGGTGATTTAGATGCAGATACAACACCTCAACTTGGTGGTAATCTAGATATTAATGGTAACGATATTATTTCTCTTGCTGGTGCGAACATTGATATCTTACCACATACTTCAGGTAAGATAAATTTAGATGGTGATGGAAGTACAAGTGGTGTTAGTGTAACAGATGGTCTTATTGAAATGCGAACATCTACTGGTAGTGTTGCGGCTATTGATATGTATTGTGAAGTTAGTAATGCACACAAAGTTACAATTAAACCACCACCTCATGCAGATTATAGTGGTAATGTAACTTTTCAACTTCCATCAAGTAATGGTACTAGTGGTTATCTTTTACAAACAGATGGTAATGGTGTAACAAGTTGGGCAGCTGCTGGTGTTACTGGATTTGATTCTGCCGATAATACATCATCACCTAACAATACTATAAATGCAGCTTCTCTTACAGTAAATTCATCATCAACAGATGCAGATTTTGTTATTGAACCAAAAGGTGCTGGTGCGATTTTATCTCACATACCTGGCGGTGATGCCGCTACTGGTAATAAACGAGGTGCATTTGCAATAGATTTACAACTCAATAGAACAGATGGTACTCCTGCGGCTGGAAATGTTCCATCAGCATATGGTGCTACTATTATTGCTGGTTATGATAATAAAATAGCTGCTAGTGGTTCTGGAACAGACAATTCTAATAGTGCAACTGTTAGTAGAGGTGCAATAATCGCTTCTACTGGTAGTACAGTTACAAGTGCTTCATCAGGTACTCAATATCAAATAAAAGAAGCTATAATAATTGGTTCAAAAGATAGTAGTCTTACATCAACTGGTGCAACATCTTATCAATCTATAATAGCAGGTGGTTCAGTTCATACGATTAATGGTCACGATAGAGGTGGAATTTTCTCTGGTAGACAAAACACTCTAGGTAATGGTGATTATAGTACCATAGTAGGTGGTTATTTACACAATGTTAATGGTAGTTATAATAACGCCACAGCTGGTTATGACCATCAAATAGATTCTACAGCCATTTACTCATCCATAAATGCTGGTTATTTCAATGAAATAGAAGGTGATTATACTTTCATAGGTGGTGGATATTCTCACTTTATTGATGACGGTTGTCAATATGGTGCAATAGTTGGTGGTTATAATCATACTTTAGACGGCGATTATGCTGGAATGTTTGCTGGTAGAGATAACGCTATGACATCTACTAATTCTCAATATAGTGTAATATTAGGTGGTTATGCATTATCAATAGCAGGAAATTATTCAGCTATACTTTCTGGTGTTTTAAGTGAAGTTACTGGTAATCAAGCAGCAATTGTTGGTGGTTATGACAATCATGTTTCTGACCATTACTCTGTTGTTATTGGTGGTAGAGATAACGATATAGATGGCCAAGGTTCTGTTGCTCTTGGTGGACATCATGGTTATGATCATGGAAAAAATGCTAGTGTTATAATGCCTGCTGGTATTTTTGATAATTCTTGGGATGATGGTGAAGCACAACAAAAATACAATACTGTAGCACATGAAACAACTGATGCAACACAAACTGCATTAAATACTCACGCTGGTGATCTTACCGTTGGCAGTTCTTATTTTGCAGGTTCTTTAAATTCAAACGGCGCTTCTTTATTCAAAATAACTCTTATTGCAAATGTAACAGGTGGTGGTGATACAAAAGCATGGACATTTGAAGGTGTTTTTAAAAAAGGTTCTTTAGCTTCTTCTGTTGCATTTGTAGGAACACCTGTAAAAAATGTCATAGCATCAGATACAGGTGCATCATCTTGGGATGCTGATGTTCAAGTAAATACTACTTATGGTGGTGTAGAAGTGGCTTGCACAGGTGCGGCTTCGACAACAATTCGTTGGGTTGCTCAAATATCACAGACACAAGTTGCATTTTAATTAAAAGGAAAATAAATAATGGCAATACAATTAAACTTAACAGCAGAAAATACTAAATTAAATGTTCCATTGAATTCAGTATATGCAAGAATATCTAGTTTAAGAGGAAACAAAACAACATTTGAGTACAATGTTCAAGTGTTTATAAATGAAACATCAGCAAATCCAGGCGAGGGTTTAAGAACCTCAAGACCAATTAGAGTTGATAGTTTTAGTTTTCCAATAACAGATATTGACAATACAAATATAATGGAATTTTGTTATAATCATTTGAAAACGCAAACTTTATACACAGAGGGAGTTGATGTGTAATGACTATTCATTTAAAACATCAAAATGCAGGAGATGTAATTTTACAAACTGATGCAGATGGTAATTTACAGATAAATCCAGATAATACAAATGGAATAGGATCAGTAATTAGTTCAGGTGTATTGTATGAACACGCACACACAATTAGTTCAGCATATTCAATATCAAGTGGAAATAATGCAATGAGTGCTGGGCCTATCACGGTTGCAACAGGCGGTAGTGTTACAGTACCCACAGGCTCTGCATGGACAGTAGTGTAATATTATAAATAGAATTAAAAGGAAAAATTAAATGGCTACTCCAAACACAAGAGATACATTTAAAGAATATTGTTTAAGAGCATTAGGGAAACCTGTAATTGAAATAAATGTAGACCCAGATCAGATAGACGATAGAATAGACGAAGCGTTACAATACTTTGCACAATATCACTATGATGGTATTGAGAGAATGTATCTTAAATATCAAATAACATCTGCTGACATTACACGAGCTCGTTCTAATAACAACTTAACTCAAGTTACTGATGTTGATAGTTCAACAACTGCAACATGGAAAGAAGCAAAGAATTATATACCTATTCCATCAGCAGTTATGTCTGTTGTAAAAGTTTTTCCTTTTACAGATAAAGGTATGCAAAACTTATTTGATGTTAGATATCAATTAAGATTAAATGATTTATATGACTTCAGTTCGACATCTGTTTTACACTATCAGATGACAATGCAACATTTAGATTTTTTAGACCATATTCTAGTAGGTGAAATACCAATAAGACATAATCAACATCAAAATAGATTATATCTTGACATGGACTGGCAGACAGTATCTGCTGATGAATATATTGTAATAGAATGTTATAGAAATTTAGACCCTGCTACATACACAGATGTATGGAATGATATTTTCTTAAAGAAGTATGCAACTCAATTAATTAAAAAACAATGGGGTGCAAACTTATCTAAATTCCAAGGTGTGCAAATGTTAGGTGGTGTTGTTCTGAACGGTGAACAGATTTATACTCAAGCTCAAGAAGAATTAAATAAACTAGAAGAACAAATGCAACTCGCATATGAGTTACCACCAATGCACATGATTGGATAATTAAATGCCTACTAATGTATATTTCGACACAGGTACAAAACCAGAACAAGCACTCTATGAAGATTTAATCATAGAACAGCTTCGTATCTATGGGCAAGATGTTTACTATATTCCTAGAAACATGAATAGTGAAGATAAAGTATTTGGTGAAGATGAATCATCTTCATTTGATGACGCATACCTGATTGAAATGTATATGGAAAATGTAGATGGTTATGAGGGAGAGAAAGAATTAATGTCTAAATTTGGTTTAGACATAAAAGATGATGCAACATTTGTTGTTGCAAGAAGAAGATGGGAACAATTCGTTTCAGTTGATAATAATTTAATTGTATCTTCAAGACCAAACGAAGGTGATTTAATTTATTTTCCAAAAGCCTCAAAGATGTTTGAGATTACTTTTGTAGACCATGATGACCCATTTTACCAAGTACATAACTTACCAACATATAAATTAAAGTGTAAGACATTTGAGTATGGTTCTGAACAGATTGATACTGGTATTGCAGAAGTTGATTCAATAGAAACTGATAATAGTTTAGATCAACTTGCACATCAAGTAACATTAGAACAAACAACATTTACTGAAGAATTTAGATTAGAAAGTGGAGAAGGTTTACTTGTATTAGATGGAACAAATCCAATAGGTGCAGATACTGGTGATAATTTAATTACAGAAACACAAACACATAATGGTTCTTTATTATTAGAAAATCCAGTAGAAGGTGCAGACGCATCATATATAATATTAGAATCTTATGTTCTTGATTCGATAGATGAAAGAGCACAAAATGATTTATATTCAACATTAGATGATAATGTTTTAGATTTTTCTGAAACAAACCCATTTGGAGATGCAGGGATAGATTGATATGATAGGACAATATTTTTATAACGAAGCGACAAGAAATGTAGTAGTTGCATTTGGAACGCTTTTTAACAGAGTACAGATTGCAAAGAAAGATAGTTCTGGTAATGTAACACAGACTATGAAAGTTCCATTAGCATATGGGCCTAAACAAAAATGGTTATCAAGACTACAGGAAGACCCAAACTTAAATAAAAAAGTTGCAGTAACATTACCAAGATTAGGTTTTGAAATATCTGGTATTGAATATGATACTGCAAGAAAATTAAATAAAATAATCAAAGTTAAGAAAAAAGTTGATGGTGTTGATTATGACCAATTAAAGTCAGGATTTATGCCTGTTCCTTATAATATCAATTTTGAATTATATGTAATGGCAAAACAATCTGATGATGCACTACAAATCGTAGAACAAATACTACCATATTTTCAACCAGAATATACTGTAACAATGAGAGAAGTTCCAGAGTTAGATATTATCAGAGATGTTCCTATTGTATTAAACAGTATCAACTATGAAGATAATTACGAGGGTGAATTTACAAGTAGAAGAGCTATAATTTATACAATGAGTTTTACTGCAAAGTATTTCCTATACGGCCCAATCACTTCTACAAATGTTATTCGTAGTGTTCAAGTTGACCAGTATACAGATATGCCAGTTAATACACCAAAAAGAGAACAGAGATATACAGTTGAACCAGACCCAACAAATGTTTCACCTGCTGTGTTTGATCCTAATGATGATGATAACTTTGGATTTAATGAAACTGCATCATTCTTTGAAGATGCAAAAACATACAATCCAGTAACTGACGAAGATGAGTAAGTCAACTGAAGTCCTAGACGGAGTATTAGGTATAACTGATGTTGTAGATAATGCAATGTCTACTACTACAAAAGAAGTAGTAAAGAAACCAGTTATTGTGAAAACAAATGATGATGACATTGACAATGATTATAAGTATCAAAGAGAAAACTTTTATAATTTAGTTGAAAGAGGTCAAGACGCAATAGATGGTATTTTAGAGCTCGCAAGAGAATCTGAACACCCAAGAACATATGAGGTTGCAGGTAACTTAATAAAACAAGTTGCAGAAGTAACAGAGAAACTTGGTGATTTACAAGAGAAGATGAAAAAACTGAAAGATGTTCCTAGTAATGCACCAAAGAATGTAACTAATGCACTTTTTGTAGGTTCTACTGCTGAATTACAAAAATTACTAAAAGGAAAGAAATAAATGTCAACAACCATTACAAGTACATCAATAAATGTTAATAATGCTACTGACCCATCATCACCCTCTACTGGTGATTCATACTACAATACCACAACAAATGATTGGAAATTTTACAATGGAACTTCTTGGATACCTTTAGAAGAAGGTGCTGTACAACAATATCCAATAGAACATCTAGGAAATTGGGAAAATAAATCACCATCACAAGGTTGGTACTGGATAAAACCGCCAGGTGCGAGTGAAGCTTTTTTCTGCGAGTATAGTGGTGGTGATTATAAGTCTACTGGTTATGGTTTTTGGAGATGGTGGAGATGTAATGATGACTATCATTCAATTTTAAATCATCATTATAATAAAGGATATCAATGGAATGTTTTGATGGTAGAAAAAGAAAATACTGGTACATGGCAAACAGCAGGTTTTAATACCAATCAAACTTTTAATCAAAGAAATAGCACCGCCGTATCTACATCAGGTACAAGGACTGGATATAGAGTCTACTTTGGGTATGCTGGAGGTCATGGAATATATAATACAGGTCAAAGCGTTTGTAATTGGGGTAGTTCTTCTGGTGGTTTAGGTTCAGGGTTTAATGGAAGCAATTGTGGTTCATTTCCAGATAATTTATACATGGGTACTGGTGGTGGTTCTAATACCTATGGTAGTAGAGGAGGTGTATGGTCTTTTTGGTTTAGGTGGTTAGACACATGAGTTATATTTGGCAAAATCCTAATTTTGCACGACCACATAAGTATGATGATTATATTGATTGGTTAAATGCAGAAGATCGTACGGCATATTTAGCCGCTAAAGAAGCTACTATGGATGCAGATTATTTTATTCTATGGAAACAAGATTTAGTAAAACAATGTCAATTGAAAAGATTTGAAGAATACCCATCTATAGAAGAACAAATGGAAATGCAGTTTAATGATAAAGTAAATTCTACTACTACATGGGATAATGCAATTAATATGGTTAAAACTAATAACCCAAAACCAATTATTGATTAAAATGAATATATTATGCAAAATATTGACCATTATCTCGGTAATCCCCTACTAAAGAAAGCAAATGTTTCTGTCGAATGGACAGAAGAACAAATTGTTGAATTTAAAAAGTGTATGGAAAATCCTTTACACTTTATTGAAAATTACATAAAGATTGTATCACTAGACCACGGTTTAGTTCCATTTGATATGTTTCAATTTCAAAAAGAAATGGTTGATACAATTCACAACAATCGTTTCACAATCTGCAAACTACCTCGACAGTCAGGTAAATCTACAACATTAGTATCTTACATATTACATTATGTTGTTTTCAATGCAAACATGAATGTAGCGATACTTGCAAACAAAGCCTCTACTGCAAGAGATATTCTTTCTCGATTACAACTTGCATATGAAAATTTACCAAAATGGTTACAACAAGGTGTAATGTCATGGAATAAAGGTTCATTAGAATTAGAAAATGGTTCTAGGGTAGTTGCATCATCTACATCATCAAGTGCAGTTCGTGGTGGTTCATACAACATGATATTTTTAGATGAGTTCGCATTTGTTCCTAATAATGTTGCAGAAGATTTCTTTTCATCTGTATATCCTACAATATCATCTGGTAAATCTACAAAAGTTATTATTGTATCAACACCTAATGGTATGAATCTGTATTACAAACTATGGACTGATGCAGAAAACAAAAGAAACTCTTATAACATTATTGATGTACATTGGAGTGAAGTGCCAGGCAGAGATGAGAAGTGGAAACAAGAAACTATTGCAAATACATCTGAAGAACAATTCAAAAGAGAGTTTGAATGTGAGTTTTTAGGTCTACAAACACATTAGTTGCACCACACAAGATTAAA